GAGGGAGTGCCAGAAGCTGGCCACCCAGATCGAGATCCTACAATCGAAATATGTGTCGGTCGATGAGGTGCTGGCGCAGGTGCGGGCCGTGATGTATGCAATCAAGGAGAAGATCAAGCGCATCCCGCCAGAGATGGCATACGAGGTCAGTGGTGTGTCGCCTGCGGAGGCTGAGGAGCGGTTGCTTGTCTGTATCGACAAGATCCTCCGAGAAATGGAGCAGGAGGATTACATCAAGATTGAAGAGCAGCTCAAAGCAAAAAAGGTGGATGTCGAAATGATGGAAGTCGAGATCGCGCCGGCTGAGCCAGAGAAGCGAGGGAGACCGCGCAAAAGCTGATGGCATTCTCGATTTACCCACTAATGGCCGAGGTTTGGCGGCCAACGCCGAAGCTCCCGGTGGACGAGTGGCTGCGCACCCACGTGCGGTTCGAGCGCGGGCCGATTCTCGGGTCGTTTGACGTGCGAAATTCGCCATGGATCAAGGCGCCGCTTGAAGAGCTGCGGAACCACGAGACGAGGGAGATCATCTGCGCGTGCTCGGTGCAGAGTGCCAAGACCGCCCTGGCCGAAGGCGCCATGTTGTACCTGATCGCTGAAGAAGGCGGGGACATGTGTCTCTACCTGCAAACCGACGAGCACGCCGATGAGTTCCTAGACACCCGGTTCAAACACAGGATTCTCGACTGCAAGCCGGTCAGGGCAATGCTTAACAAGGGGGACAAGTCCATCCAAAAACGGACAGTGGCGTTCGCGCACATGACCCAGTACGTGATGGGTGCCAGCAACATCCACAATCTCCAGTCAAAAGCGGCGCGCTACGTCATCGGGGACGAAGCCGCCTACTGGACTCACGGCCACATCGACGAGTCCCGCAAGCGGACAACCTCGTTCGATGCGCGCAACAGTAAGCGGATCTACGTGAGCACGCCGATGAACAACAGCGGTGAGTTCTACGAGTCCTTTTCTGCTGGGTCATGCAGTGAGTGGCACGTCGCTTGTCCCGCTTGCGGGGAGAAGTGGCCGATGGTACTTGGTCAGCTCAAGTGGGACGGCGAAGGAGCCAAGCTGGCTGATGGCAAATACGACCTCGCGCGGATCAAGAACACGGTCAGATACGAATGCCCCTCGTGTAAAGCCCACCTCAAGGATGAACCGCAGGTGCGCAGGCAGATCGCAAACAGCGGGTTCTATCAGAATCAAAATTCAGCGCCTGACCCGCGCGTCAAGAGTTACCACTGGAACGCTTTGACCGTGCCATGGGTAGCGTGGGACACGATAGCCAGCGAGTTTCTTAAGGCCGAACACGCGCGGAAATTGGGTGATTACTCGCCATTGGCGGAGTTTGTACGCAAGCGGCTGGGTGAGTTCTGGGATATGCGCGAATTTCAGTCCGAAGAGGTTAATTTGTCGGGCGGTTTTGCGATGGAGGAGCCGTGGGACCAAGAGTTTAGGCGATACATGACCGTGGACGTGCAGCGTGACTATTTTCGCGTCATCGTCCGGTTGTGGGCACAAAACGGCGAATCTCGACTGTTTTACGCGGGTGAGCTGCACACTTGGGCGCAATTGGCTGACTTGCAGAAGAGATTAGAGATCACCGACCGGCGCGTGTTTGTTGATTGCGGTTTCGAGCGGTACCAGGGTGAGGTCTATCGGCAATGCGCAGCCAATAATTGGATCGCGCTCAAGGGCGATAAGGCGCAGTTCTTCACGTGGACGCTGCTAGACAAGCGGACCGGTCGCAGCCGGTCGGTCAAACGTCCTTATTCGCAGATCCAGCACGTTGATTCGGGCGTGGGGCTTGCACGATCCAAGGTGCGCAACGCTCGACAGGCTGACTTGTGCGACCGCATCGTGTGGTCGAGCGACTACATCAAGCTGGTGTTGCATCGCTTGCGCGCAGGGCAGGGTGCATCGTGGCAGATCGCGCACAATGCGCCAAAGTGGTACTTTAAAGAGATCCAGAACGAGGTGTTTGTCACAGAGAAGGACAAGCGGACCGGCAAGAACAAGACTTTCTTCAAAAAGCTCGGCGAAAACCACTCGTTCGATGCGGAGGCAATGCAGGTTCTGGCCGCCTGCATCGAAAAGATCATCGGACAGGCCGAAATCATCACAAACGAGGCAGAGTCTGTCAACGCTTGACAGGCTGAGTGACTTTATGGGCGGACCTTCAATCTTACGGTATGCTTCTCTGCAATTTTGCGAGACGCTTTACGATCAGTGTCTCTCGGCGCTGACCGAAGGGCAAGGCACCATCGTGATTAGCACATCCGGCGGCGGTGAGTCCGAAACCCGCGCATCTGGATCGGATGGCGGCATTCCCGTGATGACTTTGATGCGGGCTGTGATGCGGAGGATGCACCAGCTCGACCCCGTAAAATATCCGGGCATTTCCAACCGCCTGAAGCCTGACTTTTCCACGTTCCCACTATGAGTTTCATCGAGCAAACTATCAGGTTCTTCAGTCCGGCCACCGCCTTGCAACGCCAGCGCGCGAAGGCGCAGCTTGAGGCGGGCGATAAGGTGGGATACTGGCGCGTCGGGGCTCAGTCATCGACAAATCGCCGGGCGAGCGGTCAAGCACTCGACCAGCCTGACTCCAGCCGCAACCACACGGACCGGGTGACGCTAATCAGGGAGGCGCGGTGGCTGGAGGAGAACAGCAGTGTGGTTAAAAGCATCCTGCGGAAGTACCGTACCTTTTCAGTGGGCCGCTTGCAGTACGTGCCGCGCACCAGCTCCGAGGAAGCCAATAGAGCAATCACGGCTTACGTGGAACGATGGATGGCGAGCTGCGATCTGACCCGGCGCCACCACTTTCGGGTGCTGGCCGGGCTGGGCGTTACATCCATGAAGCGCGACGGGGACATTGGCTACATCGTGTCAGAGGTGCCGATGACGCAGCTCGACGAGATGCTCAAAATCAGTCCGATCCGACTGCAATCCATCGAGGCTGACCGCATTGGCTCCATTCCCAACCGCAACGGGACGGATGCGAAGCCGTTCAAGCCGCTTAAGAGAGGCGAGCAGGACTTTTCCGGCGTCGTCATCGACTCGACAGGCAGGCCCCTCCGTTACCGAATCTACAACCGCAGCCTGACCGGCGAATCTATGATGCCTGCGCTCGAAGTGCCGGCGCAGGAGTTCTTGCACTTGTTCGACCCCACCCGGTTAGACTCTTATCGCGGGTTCTCGGCGTTCGACGCGGCAATCACCGACATTAAAGACCTGCAAGAGATCCTCGCGTGCGAAAAGATTTCCGTAAAGTATCTCTCTTCAATCAGCGGCGTCATCAACAACGCAGATGGCAGCGCGGATCAAGATGTATCACTGGACACGACGCACAGCGACTACATGTCGGATGCCGACCGGATGAAGAAGGTCGAGCCGGGCGCTATCCAGTACCTTGCAGAAGGAGAATCGTTCAACCCAGTCGATTTTAACCGCCCGTCACCAACCTTTAACGGGTTCTTGGACACGCTTGTGCGCTCGACCGGGCTGGCAGTCGGGCTGCCTTACGGATTTATCTACTCATGGGCAGGCCAGGGGACAGCGGTGCGGATGGAGGCAGCGCAGGCTGCGCGTGAGTTTGAGATGACTCAGCTTACGCTGGAGGAAAAACTGCTTTACCCGATCGTGATCCGCGTCATTGCTCGCGGCATCCAGCTCGGGCACTTGCCAGCCGTACCAGACTTTGATGCGGGTGAGTGGCGCTTCCCGGCCAAGGTCACCGCCGACATCGGGCGCGAATCGAAGGCGCTGATCGACGAGACCATGGCCGGGATTATCAGCAAGACGCAGATTGCGGCGGATCGCGGTGAGGATCGCAACATCATTCGCAGCCTGCTTCGCGCGGAGGCGATGGAGCTTGTCGAGGATGCGAAGATGGTGCAAGACGCATCTGGCGGCGTGCTGGATCTGCCAACCGCCATCTACATGCTAGAGCGGCGGGCACCTAACGCGCCGGCTATTCCGGCGCCAGCGGCTGCGCCTGCGGAGGAGGTTGAGGATGAAGAGTCGCCAGAGGACGAGGCCGAAGATATTGCCGAGGATGAGGCAGAGGCTGGTAGCACTGATTGACATCGGGGCGGCCAGTATGCTCGTCAAAGAAGAGATTCAGACATTCGCAGCGTTCCAAGGCAAGGTTTCAGGAAATACCATCATGGGTGTTTCCTTGATTCAGGAAGGCCCTGCACTCGGTCATGGGGTGTTTGTGGACAAGCGTTCGCTGAACAAGTTTAAGTCACTGGCAATCGAGAAGGGACGGGTCAAGGCAAAGCTGAATCACTTCTCTAGCGTCCAAGACACGGTGGGCTATTACGAGAATTTTCGAGTCAGCAAAGGCAAGCTTCTTGCTGACCTGACCCTATTTGACGCGCACAGCGGAAAGGAGATGCTACTGGAGATGATCAACGAAATCCCGTCCACTTTTGGCGTCAGCTTGATGTTTTCAGCGGATGCGCCAGAGTTGGACAAGGAGAGTGGCAACTACATGACCCGCCCGCGCGGCTTGTACTCGGCTGACTTTGTAGACACACCAGCAGCCAACGCTGACGGCGTGTTCTCGGCTGACGAGATTGACAGTGAGGAAGATGTTATGCCAATTGACCCACCGGCGCCTGCGCCAGAACCTCAAGTTGATTTTTCCGCTCTGATTGCGGAGCAGTTCGCCGCGTTTACCGCCAAGTTCGACGAAGTGGCTGCGCAATTCGCCGCTGACAATGCCAAGGTGTTAGCCGAGTGTGAGGCACTTAAGGCCTACGTGGAAGCGTTGCAAGCTGGTAACAGCGACATTGAGCTGCAAGCTCGACTGGCCGCCGCCGCTCCTGCTCCTGCTGCGTTTGCCGCTCCTATCAACGAGCCAGAGGTTAAAGTCCCAGCGATCTCCTACCACGAAGCCAAAAACCAAGCTATCGGAACGGCCACCGGCCTTGATCGCTTAAAAGCGGTTCGTGCGTTCACCGAAAAATTCCCAACCGAAGCGGTTTACGTTTCGGCCAACTCATAACAACTTTCTTACAAGACCATGCCACAAGCCAATCTTCTCGACATTGCCAAACTTAACGGCTCCGACACCATCGTCGGGCTGATTGAGGAAACCCTCACCTACGCTCCCGAGGTGCAGATCATGCCAGCGCGCACCATTCGCGGCACCTCGTACAAGATCGCCTCGCGCGTCTCGTATCCTGGCGTCGGCTTCCGCGCGGCAAACGAAGGATCGACCCCGAGCAAATCGGAGTTCGAGAACCAGTTGATCGAGTGTTACATCCTCAGCGGTGCTGTACAGGCCGACGTTGCAGTCGCTCGCGCCTACGAGGACGGCGAACAAGCGTGGAAAGACATCGAATCTATCGGCGTCATGCGCCAAGCGATGATCGAGCTTGGTTCACAGGTCATCTACGGAACCTCCGTTGATGCGAAGGGCTTCCCTGGCCTGCAAGCAATCCACACCGCGTTTAACTCCGGCCTCGTGGTTGATGCTGGCGGCACCAGTGCTGCTACCGGCTCCTCGGTGTACGGCATCAATACCGACACCCAAGGCGTCCAACTCGTGTTCGGCTCCAGCACCACCTTTGAGCTTGGTGAGTGGCGCATTGAAAACGTCGGCACCTCTTCGGTGTACCCAGCGCACGTTGCAAACTTGACCGCTTGGGTGGGTATGCAAGTCGGCAGCAAGTACAGCGTGGGCCGCCTCAAAGACGCCACCGCTGATTCAGGTATGGGTGTTACCGATGCCAAACTGGCCGAGTTGCTCAGCAAGTACCCGGTTGGCTATCGTCCAAACTATTGGTTGATGAACCGCCGCTCGGCCTTTCAGCTCCAGACCAGCCGTTCAACCGCCTTCTCTGCTCTCGGCGCTAAATCCGCCACCGGCGCCGAAGTTTTCGCTCCGTTGCCACTTGAGTCCAACGGTATCCCAATCGTCATCACTGACTCCATCGCGAACGATGAAGT